AGATTGTTCAATTTGTTCTGGAGTTTTTTTAATTTTATTGAATACGTAATAAATAATAGCAGCACCAATTGACATACACACCATGCCATAAAAAAACATTCCAATACCAAAAGTAGCTGTCATTATCTTATAATTAAAGTAAATATAACATATGCCATACCGGTGATCAATGCTCCAGTAGACATTAATAATATACTTTCTACGCGGTTGATTTGACGTTCAAGTTTATTAATTTTATCATGAGTTTGCTTTTGCATTATTCTGCAAAGCTTTTCATGTTCTTCTATTTTTTGTAGTGCGTTTTTAACCATTTGGAAACAGTAAACGGATTTTTTGATCCATTGTCAAGTTAGAAAATTGGTTAGCTGCCTGCGTTTTTGTCATAACAGACTGGTTAACAGACGGTAAATTTAAAGCAGTTGGTGTAACTGGTGTATCTTGCATAATAGGTAACAGTGGGTTTTCAATGTTAGGAAAAAATGGTTCATCTAGTGTAACAGACTCTAGCTGATCATAAATATCTTCAATAGAATCTATTGCTTCCTCATAAGGATTAGATATACCTAAACGTGCTGCATTTTCTTCAAAAGCATTTTCAATTTCTCTAGAAGGTAAAAAGGGTCTAAACTCTCCATCATTTAAAGCATCATAAGCTCTTGTTCCAACTCTATCAAAAGATTCTATTACCTGTTCTTCATCTAAACCTAATACTTGACCAGCTTCCATATCTTGTTTCATAGTTTTTTGAACATTAAATAAAGCTCTGTTTGCATTTATAAACGCATTTACAAGATCTCTTGGTTCTACTGGTCCGCCTCTTAAAGTTTCTCTTGTAAACAAAGATCTAGATTCTCTAGTTCCTCTTTGAAAGTCTGCTATTTTAAAATTTAAAACTCTTTCTGGATTTACTGGCACAGCTCTAAAACCAAATAACCCTGCAAACTCGTCACCAAATTCATAAGTCTGTCCATACTTATCAAACTTACCTTTTGTAATTACATCAACCTCTTCAATAGATTGGTCTAATCTTTTAAATTGGTTTATTGAGAAAGGCATTTGTGCTTTAACTAAGTGGGCCATTATTTTACTAGCTTTATCTCCCGGCGTATCTTGTGGATTGAATACTTGGAAACCTTCTCTAGTTCTACCACCTCTTACAAGTAAATCAGCAACTGCTTCAGTCCAGATAGACTCAGATATAAATGGTGATGCAAATTCTTTCATAGCTTCAAACATACCGCCAATGAAATCATTAACTATTCCATCGTTATCTGTGTCACCATCAGCCACCCTATTTACAACCGTCTGTAATGGTCTAATTAATGTGTCATATGCATTAGCATGACTAAAATCTACATATTCAAACGAACCGTCTTTGTTTTTTATTGGTAATATTGTTGAGTTTTTTGACCAGTTAGGCACGTATCTTCTAAGCGCAGCTCTTTCTTCATCTGTTACATCGTACAATGCACCAAACATTTGTGATGTAGCGTAAGGCACAGCAGCCACAGTTGTAGTGAAACCAAATAATCTTGTGTAACCAGTTCTTCTAAAAGGTTTATATGCTTTACCATTTACAATTACCTCTTCGTTTATTTCTTTTAATGCTCTAGTTACAATGTTTGTACCTGTTCTTGCAATCTCTGCTGGGAAAGATACGAAATTACCAATAGGTAATTTTCTTAAACCTTTTATAAAGTCTGATACATAATCATAGTTTGGTATATTGTTTCTTACAATATCAGCCGCTTGTTCTTCTAAATATTCTGTTGTTAATCTAACTTCCTCTCCTGCTGAATTTTTAAAAAACTGGCCTCTTGTTACACCAATTCTTTCAAAAGCTTTTTCCATTCTTTTTTGTTCCATAGCCCATGATGCTATCTTCCAAAAGTCATCCTCAGCTGTGTATAAATCTTGTGACACAGATTTTAATTTTGACAATGGTTTTAACAATAGTCTCATTCCTTTGTCTGATGTCATTGTTTCACCAAAATTTACATCTTCTAGTAGACGTGCAAGATCCCCGAGTCTAACATTAGAATTTACAACACCTAGTCTTAAAAGTTTTTCATACAACTCATTTTGTTGTCTTGTGCCTTTTAATGGAGTTTGTAATGCTTGATAAGCTTGTTTAATTGCAGCAGCATCTGGTACAATACCATTAGCTGTAGCAAAAGCTCCTGCACTTACAAAGTTTCTTAAATGTGTTACCGGTGATAAAATTGTTTTTGCAATCTGTGATGTAGCTTTTGGATACAGTATTAAACTTTCGTACATCTGTGCCAAGAATTTATTATTTTCTGTAGATAGTGATGTTTGTTTTAATGCATCAGCAACACCCGGTCTTGCATACAAAGGATTCTGTGCATCAGCAAAAGGATTAGTTGCACCTTTACTAATAGATAATCTACCAGAGGGATCAATAACTTCTACTTTTTTAAAGTCATCACCAAACTCTCTAATCGCATCATCATAGCTTCTTGCAAACAATGGCTCTTTGCCTGCAGCTGCAAGCTCATCAGATTTTTGTATAAGGTCATCAAAGAAAACATTTCTTCTAGATATTACAGATAATTTTGCTGTGGCACCTAAAATAGTCTGCATTGGATTTTTTTGTCGACCTAATAATTTTTCTATTGCTTGCCTTGGTCCATCTTTTACATCTGTCATTGCTATAAACTGTTTTGGCTTAACATCGTCTGCTTGTTTTAAAACAGTTTGATTTAAGAAAAATTTTGGAACTTGAAATAGTGGTACGTTCCCTCTATCCATTTTAAAACCAGGAGGCATCTTAACTGTACGTAAGATACCGGCGATTGCATCATCTGCTTCTTGTTCCGTTAATTCTTTACCAGCTTCTCTTGCACTATTGATTAATACAGCTCTAGTTTTTTCTATTGCTTCAGCTGTAGGCGTGTAATTAAAATAAGGTATTAATGATTTGTTTTGAAACACATCATAAGTTGAACCTAAATAATCTTTAAATTTATTACCAAATATTTCTTTAAACTCTGCAAGTTCTTTTTTGTCTAACTTACCACCAACATCAGAAAATAATTTAGACCATCTAGATCTAATTGTAGACAAACCACCAAAGATTGCAGTTTCTATTTCTTTTGCTTGGTCTGCATTTTTTGCAAGTCCTTGAATTTTTTTAGATACCTTTGCTTTTTTAGCTGCATCTAACGCATCAAAGGTAACTTGACCTAAGTCGTCTATTTTTGGATTACCTGATAATAATAAATCATTTACATCTGCTAAAAGATCACTTCTACCTTTAGCATTTTGTTTATTAAACAATGTTCTAAGTGGTGGGAATAACTTGTCTATACTTACATCTATTTCTCTAGATGTATTTCTAGCGAGTGTTGCATCACCAGATCGTAAACCAATTTGTTTTCTTTCAAGATCAAAAAACTCTTGCGCTTTGTCTCCTCTTGCTCTAAGCTTGCCGGCAACTTTATCAATCCATTTATCTAATTTACTATTATTGACATCTAATTGTTTGTTTCTATTCGCAAGTTTCTTAATCCCTGCACCAACACCCCCGATGATACCTGTAAATAATGCACCCTCTGTACCAAACTTAACTCTGTTTAATAATTCTCTACCTGGATCATTCTCGTCATCTTCTAAATTAAATGCAAGTGTACCTGCTCTTTCTACGTCTCCAACAAACACACCTTCAGCAATACCGCCTGTAATAGCTCCAGCTGCAAGCTTTAATGCTCCGCCTCTACCTCGCATACCTTTTAAAGTGTTAGCTAGTTTAGGACTATTTGCTTTAAATAATGTACCAGTCTTACCTGCGTTAATTGCTTTCTCTGCTAGTTTACTACCTAGTTTAAAACCAAAACCACCGGGTATACCTATATTGACTAATAGCTCTGTAATCTTTCCAGCAGCTGTTGCTTCTGCTCTTTCATCAAATGTTGTTAAGTCATCAAAAAATTGTTCTACCTCTGCAGCCTTATTGGTCCCTGCGCCCAGGTCAATAAGCGTTGCGCCCAATGAAAATAAACCTTTAGGTATTGCAATGGCACCTGAAACAATTCCTGAGAGTACCGATTCAATTGTGCCTACTCGATTAAAATCTTCAGCCATGGTCCCTCCTAATCGCCGCCACCAAAATTAAATATACTATCTTCTATTGAACCTCTAACAACAATAGTTTGTTTAATCTCTCCATTTTCAATAACTAATATTTTACCATCAGCTGTGTAAACACCGTCTCCCTTAAATCCTTCAGATTTTAAAAATTCAGATAAAGGTTTTCCTTTGTATTTTTTATTAATTTTATTTTTAAATTTTAAGTTTCCAAATTGACCTCTCTCTGTAAGGTCTATAGCTGTTTGATCTAAACCACCTGATTTACCAAATTCTTTAACTTTAGTTTGGAATGTTTCACTTACAGTTACTGGTAAATTTCTAGCCATACGAATAGCATCGTCCATATTTCCTGCAACTCCAGATTCTAAATAATACTCTGCAGTTTTTTGAATTGGAGATCTAGTATCTTTACTCTCTTTAATTTGTTCTAATTTTAATTGTTGTTGAACATCCATTAATTCTGCTGCTTCTCTTAATTTTTCTGGTTTGTCATATGACTGACTTGTTTCTGCAATAATATCTGAGACTAAATTATCCGCGCCCAAGCCTGTTCTAGATATCCTTTGACCTGCTTTAATCATTGCATCATACAATGCATTTTTTTGAGCTCGTTTATAACCTAACGAATTAAGTATATCATCGACTCTTTGTTTTTTAGTTAGATTTTCAACAGGAGTTTTTTCTTCTTCAACAACTTTTACTTCGTCTTTTGGAAGTAAATCTTTATTAAAGTCACCCTGATTTTTCTTTTCTACCTTAAGATCAAATTCTTGTTGTGCTTTTTCCGCTCTCTTCTTTTTATTTTCTGCTATTATTTGTTTAGTTTTTTCACCTAAAACTAAATCAGCTGGTTTAATAGGTTCTTCAAATTTAAATCCAAATAGTCCTGGTGGTGGTTCTTTACCGCTCAATACCTCTGCTGAACTTACATTCTTTGGAGTAAATATATTGTCAAAAGCTGCGGCAGCATCTAAATTTTGTTGTTGTCTAATAGCCATTAAATTAGGGTCCATAATTGGGTCTGCCACAAAACCAGCAGTTTGATATCCTTGTCTCACTGGTTCTTTGATACCATCCATAATCCCTTCTTTAATAGGGCCACCCATTCTAAACATTGGTCTATTTAAAACTTTCATTATTTACTCCCTGGAAATCCAAATATTTTACCGTATAATCCACCAATTCCTAATGCTGTACCAATTGCTTGTGATAGTGGGCTAACAGGCTGTGGTTGTGCATATTGTTGACCTACAACACCACCAGATAAACCAGTCAAAGCTTGACCGTATTGAGATAATCTACCGTATGGTTCGTAAGCCATTGTTCTTGCAGCATCTGCATCTGCTTGTAATTGTGCTTGTGATAAACCTTGTCTTAAAGATCCTAGTTGTCCTAACGCTCCAACGTCTGCACCGAGACCAGCTCTTTGAAAATCAGATAATCCCATTTGTGCTGCACCTAATCCTGACTGAGCTGCCGCTAACTGACCGCCTTGAGTAAATGCTCTATCAGCTGCTTGTTGTGCTTGACCAAATCCTGCTTGTAATAATTGGGCTTGTAATGCTGCTCTGTCTGCTAATCTATCTGCTTGAAACTGACCTAATTGTGCACCTTCTCTACCACCACCAAAGTTACCAGATATAACTGCTGCATCTCTAATAGCTTGTTCACCAGCAAATCCTTGTTTATCAAATTCTGCAAGTGTTGTATCAATAACTTGTTGTTGATACGGGGACATAAAAGGTTGATAAGCTTGAGGTCCTGTTAATGCACTAAGTCCTCCAACAGTTCCAGCTGCTTGTTGTTGTGCAGCTTGCGCTGCAGCTAAAAATGGTTGATAAGCACCAACACCTTGTTGTGCAAGACCTATCGCTTGAGTTTGTAATGGGTCTTCACCAGCAACAAATTGTCTTCCAGTAAATTTTGCTGTATCTATTGGAGCACTATAAGTTGCTTTTGCTTGTGTAGCAAAATCTTTTGTGTAATCTTCTAAAAATCCTGGAACTGCCATTATGCTATCCTCGTTTCTAATTGTTTCATATTATCATACATAGCTTGAGCACCTTGTGATTCTTCAGAAACTTTACCACCAGCTTCTAAATTTTTCATTAAATTTTCCATAACTTTAGCACCCTTATCTACATCTCCACCACCTGCGTTTCTAACTGCATCAGCAGTAAAAACAAATTCATTTACACTTAATCTAGCAGGAACATCATCTGCTTTTTCTTTTTTACCGATCTCTACAAATCCACCGGTTCTATAATCTTTTTCTAAACCACCTAAATCCATAAGTCCACCTTCTTTTCTACCAACTCGTACAGGCACTTTTGGATCACTTAATTTAATATCTTTTACAGGAATACCACCAGTTCTATAATCAGATTTATTATATCCTATTGGAGTATCATATCCTTTTACTTGTGACTTTGGAACTGGTCCTCCCATAGCCATTTGCATAATACCTTCTTCTGGAGTCTGTACTACCTCTGCTTCTGTAGTCATTATTTCTTCATCTTCTGGTCCTTGTTCCCCGGCCGCTTGTTGCATAACCAACATTTTAAATTCTGAATAAGATAAGTCACCACCTTGTGCTTTATATTTTCTATACTCTTCTTGTAAAAATCTTTCTGCTTCTGGTGGTAATTGCATCATATCACCTTCCACCATATTGCCATTTGCATAACCTATTCTACCACCTTCAGCTGCTTGTTGTGGTGGTAAATAAAAACCTGCTTGAACCGCTTCTGGTCTTGGTAAAAACGCTAAACCAGGTGCTCTTTCTCTTGACATCATGTAAGCTGTGTATGGATCAATATAAGATGTGTCTACTTCTTCTTCTATCTCTTCGTAAGGGCCCGTCTTAAATGCTTTTTGTAAGAATGGTGTTGCAATTGCTGTTGCACCTAAACCTGCAAATATTTTTTGACCAGTGCTCATTTTACTTAACATTTTTGGAAAAAAACCTAGATTTTGATGAGGGCCAGTGATTGAACTTGCACCTCGAAATAAACTCGGTGCAAAAGCACCAAAATTTTTTGCAATACCGGCAGGAGAAAACATAGCTCTTGTAAAGCCAGTTCCAGCTGCACCTCCTGCTAAAGCTCCTAATCCTGCAGTTCCTGCATATAATAAAGCAGCCTTACCCAGTGGACTTTTAACTATTTTCTTGACGCCACGGACAGCTTTCTTTACAAGTTTACCTAAAAAATAACCTTGTCTAGGTTCTTGCAATGTTATGATTCCGCCTCCGGCCTGTAGTTGTCTGGGTTCTTGCATTCTAGAAATTGCCATATTTTTACCTTAATTGTACCTTTTACTTTGTTTTACTGATTAAATCAATAGGTGGCATGATGACCTTTACATCCTGAGCCATGTCCTCTGGCTTATAGCCCTTAGCTACCCACTCCTCTCTTTCCTTAAAAATTTCGCCTGTTTTCTTGTGTCTGTAGGTTTCTTCTACTTTCGCATCTAGTATTTTCATTAGTCTATTTTCTCCTTTAATATATTTAAGTAACTTACGCCAAAATCAAATGACCCAGTGTTACTTGACTGTATTGTAAGGGTAGTTCCACCCTCAACTATTAACGGTTGGGTTAATAATTCTTTTGTAGTATCAGCGGTCAAAGCAGCTGATTTTATAGCTGTAATAGAGTTATTCGTTATGGTGACTGTAGGAGTAGAAGCTGATGTTACTAGTATTGATTTTACAATATAGGTTTCATTCACTTTTGGATTACCTGTTCCAAACACATCTAAGGCATTACCTGTAGTGTCATTATCTTTCCCTACAAATTTATATCTATTTACTACCGACATTATTCTAAAAAGAAACTTTTAGCTTCTATCTCTTGTTTTACTTCATCTTGAAAAGATGAGTTTAATTTTGTTATTACTGAGTCAAGATCTCTAACTAAAGATTGTAGATTAGCTTGACTATATTCTGGTTCTGCTCTTGTTAACGATTCTACTATTTTAGCCATTATGAACTACCTTGATTTTCAGCATTCTCTATCGCTGCTTTAACAGCTGCTATATCTACTACACTTTGATTAGGATTATATTCTATGTTAAAACGATCAAAAGCATTAAGGTTGCTTATAGATGGTGCAGAGACTACTTGATCGCTCATGCCAAAAGTATCTTCAAAATTACGAGTGTCTACTAATTTACCGTCAATCATTTGTAAATTAGCTATTCTCTCTTTTTCTTCTTCATCTAAACTATCATAATAATCTTTACTAAATATATTACCAAATATACCTTTACCATAATCTATACCTTTTCCTATAACACTTCCTATAACAGGAACACCTGTTACTAAACTTGCAAGACCTCCTAAAACTGTTCCTAAATATCCTGGTTTAGTTTCACCCATTCTTGGACCTGACGTATATACATCTCTATATCCAAATCGATTAGCACCACTAAAAAGTCCTCCACCTGTATATCTCTGTCCGACAAAATCTCCTATGCCACCTCTTTGTACTCCTCTGTCTCCAGTGTATCCTTCTGTAATACCTGTTGGTGAAGTCACATTAGCTCTGCCAGTCATAATGTCGGCAGCTCTTTGTTTACCTTTATCTATTTGACCAACTCTACCACCTGGACCGGCTCCTCCTGAACCTGGATCATTTGGTCCACCGGGACTAGCATCATAACCACCCAGGTCACCTTGCAATGATATTACACCTTTCGGTCCTTTATTTGGTTTACCATCTTCAAGACCACCATGCATATTAAGTGCAATCAAAACTTGTTTTTCAGGTTCTGTAATATATGCTAATTCTGTATCAGGATGGTCTGGTGATGATTTCCATCTTACAGGAACTTTTACTTCTTTTTGTTTACCTAAATAATTAGGACCACCTCCCTGCATTGCAGGTTTTTTATTTTCATATTTAATTTTTTTATCTACAGCCATTACCTTCTTCCTCCTGGATGTATGTCTAATCTAAATGTGCCAAGTTTCCAGTCTTGACTGGTGCTTGTATTTGCAACTTTTAAAGCGATAGATCTTGCACGTAGTCGAGTATCTTTTTTAGTTGTAGTGCTATCAACTGTAAAATTAGTTGTTGTAGTAGAACTATTAGGATAGGTTCGAGTTACAAAGCTAACCTGTGTATCACCTGTCTGTGAAATAAAATCTGGTATGAACCTACTTATTCGCATTATAAATTCTCCGTCTCCTCTAATATCAGGTGTTCCAACTACATCACCTCGTGAACTTCTTCTTGTAATATCAAAGTCACCAGAGGTAATAGATCCTAATACTGCAGTCACAGCTCCTCCTGCATTAATTTGATCGGTCCCTGTTTCCTGTTTATAGTATATCGTACATCCGTCTGTATTACCAGTAACATCGTAAGAGTTGTTGCTATCAGGGTCATAGGAAGTAGCGTGTGGCTTATCAAATACCGCAGAATCTTGCCATGCGGCTCTAGCTAATGTGCCAGTGGTCCATATTGGTCTTCTGCTTGTCGAATCAAAATAGTTATAAGTTACGTTTCTATTTATTTGATTAGAATTAGCAGTGGCATAATACCAGGTTATTTCGCCAAATAGATTATTTAATCCTGCATTAATTAAGTCTCTAGATACCACGTTTATATCGTCGTATACAAAGTCCTCTACTAAACAAGGTAAAGATTTTAATTGACCATCGTATGTAAAGAAGCCGTTCTCTGACATCCAATAAGCTGTGCCGTCTACTTCTATACAAGCATTTTTTCCTAATAACCCACAGTTAGTCCCTACTTGTTCAAAAGCAAATGTAAAAGGTTGACCTACAAATTTCATTAAAAATATGGCTGTATCGGTCCATACATAGATTGCATCTCTACCTCTAATAGCTCCCATTATCTTAGATCCATCTGCAAGTCTTTGTGTACCAGCGGTATTGTCTGCTTTAACTGTGTATGAATCTGTTTGGTCAATACTTTCTTGAGAAGAGAATCTAATAAACATATCGTCTTGTGTTGCAGTAGAACCAACTGTTGTTTCCGTACCAAAAAATACTAGGTGCCTATCCGGTGTAGATACCAGCACATGTCGAGATGCTGTTGGTGCATTAGGTATTATTGTAGCCCTTGTAGATGTTGCTCCTGGTCCAGCAGCGTCCCACTCAAAACAAGCACCATTAAATATTAACGCTATTAATTTTGTTCCAAAGTTATCTAACACCCATAGTCCCGGATCTAATGTAAAATCTTGTGCAGAGGCATTACCCCATCCAACAAAGTCTGTTATGTTTGTGACTGTTGCGCCTCCACTGTGTGTGGCTTTTGTAGTTCCGTTTATGCCCCGAGCACCACCACTTAAAGTGTTTGTTGAGGTATCATTATTAGTATAGCTAATATCCTCAGTGCCGATTCTAATTGACCCTGAAGCTGGAAATGCAGCAGAGTTTGCTACAACAACTGTCGTAGTTATAAGATCGGTTATAGCTGTTGAAAGAGTTGTAGTTGCAGCTCCAATTGCTGTACCAGACCATAAACCTGTACCCCAACCAAAACCTCCAAGTTGTTGAGATGGACCAACGGTAAAATAACATAGGACTGATGCAGACCCAGCGTTAGTTAAAGGTGTCCCTGATTCCTGACTATCCATCGTAATTGTAAAGGTATTAGTAGAGGGAACCGATGTAACCATAAACTTTTGATCTTCAAAAGTTGCTGTTCCATAAGTAGATCCTGAAGGCAAAGTTACATTGTCAAACATAACAATATCATCTTCATTTAAACCATGAGATGTACCACCAGTGTTTATCGTAACCGTTGTTGAAGAAGAGGTGCTGGTAAAATCAGCTCCCGTTATAGTAGTTCGTATTGGATGGATATCATAAAACAATCCTTCTGAATAAACGTATAAAATTCTATTTGTTCCTATGGCAGCATATTTAATACCTGAGTTATCATCAAAATGATGAATAGCTCTTGCTGCACCTGTTAATTTATCGTCCCCAAGTTGAGTCCAACCGCCTATTTTTTCTGGAGTTCCGTATCTAAATCTAACATTGTCACCATCAAACCATTGACCTTCAGCGCCGGTTTCAGTAACTTGTTTATTAAATCCTGGTAAAAAGCCTAGTTTTTGTAGCATAGTTTTGCCATAATACAAGATTTTTAGGTTTTTGGTAGCCTTAATTTAATCGGCTCTTAGTCGTATATTACCAGAAACAGTTATTCTATAACGATTACTTGTATAGAAAGGGAATACAGTATGGACTTGTTTAGAAGGAAATAGTATAATTTTGCCTTCAAAACTTTTATCTACGTTTAAAGGGTCAGTAGAAATTTCTCCATCAATATTAATATTTTGAAAAGCAAACTTAGATGTCATAGGTCTAGCATTATCTGCAAACATTTTTGTAAAATACGTCTCTTCTTTTTTTAAGTCATACGGGATTTGAATAAAGACAACAAAAGAATATACACCAGCATGATCATGAGGTGGATTAAACTCATACTTCTTTTGATAATTAACCCAAAGCCTATCTAAATAAAAAGGTTTGTCATGAGAAACAATAGCTAGTTTTTTACTTCTTTCTACTATAACGTCTGCATTAAGAACTGTCCTTAATAAAAAATCATTAAAATTTTTAGGCACCTCAGTAATATAATATTCTTCGTTAATATGCCCTATAAGTTCTTTCTTTACCCTATTGTGTTTCTTTTTTGCATTGTCACAAGCTTTCCTTAAATCTTTAAAGATTTTATCTGGAAGACTTATGCCTGCAGCTTTTACTCCATTAATTTTAGAAAAAGATTGTTCCCAATTAGATATCATAATAAACTATACCATCCCGTAATTATATATTTGTCATGTTTTTTAGATACTTGACCTTTGTGAGTGTGATGCCAATCTGGTGGCCACAATATAGTTAAACCTTTTTTAGCAGGACACGTTATTTTTTGATATTTAAAATCAGTGCCACCATCAGGAACATCGTTTAAATAAGTCATAAAAACTAAAACCCTGCTAGTGCTTTTAGGATTTAATCTTTCATAATGCCATATTTTAAAACCTCCTCCTGGTTTATAGTGTTGCACATTCATTGGTTCAACAACATTAAACTTAGTAAGATACTGCATGTCAGAATACTCCTGCATATATTTTTCTAAACATTTTTGAAGTGCATCATCGTACTCTCTAAAAGGGGATAGACCTGTTCCTTTTCTTACATAGAAATCAAACGATTCTTTTTTATCTGGATCAACAACCGATTCGTTAGTTGTGTTATACATCTGTCCCGGTGATCTATATGCTTGTGGCAAGTTATTAAATGTATCTATAATGTTATCACATATTTTAGGATCAATGTAATAACCTTTTATAAAAGTTTGGTCTGGAAATTTATGTTCTTTCATGTATTAAATTTTTTCTATGTATTGGTGGTTGATTATTACTTTTAAGTTTTTTTAAAAAAAACACAAGAGTTAATCTTTCTTGGGTAACCTCATAATTGCCTGCATGAAAATAAGTTCCTGGATATACTATGAGTCTGTTGTATACATTATTTACTTTTACAACCTCTTTAAAATCTTGATTACAATCTTTTATTAATTTTTCATATCTAGCTACTTCTTTCTTAGTTAGTTTATTTTGGTCTACTTTATAAATTTCTTTTTTCTTTGAACCTAATTTTTCATCATATTCTTTTGATCTTTTTTTAGTTGACATATAGATAGAGGTTCCTGAATTTAAATCAGGTTTTTTATTTAAATAAACTACTCCAGCTAACAACACGCCAGAGTCTTGATGAACCAAACCTTTATTAAGAACATGGTTAATTTGTTTTTTATTAAATGGTTTAATTTTTTGAAAATGCATTGAAACATCTTCATAACGAATATCAGCTGAATTAAGATTATAATATAAAGATAATACTTTACAGACTACACTATGAAAAAAATCATACTTTAATAAATGTAAACGATCTGTTCGTTTACCAGGATAAAATCCATTTGATTGTGTAAACTTTAAACTATTAGCTAATTTTACAACTTCATCAGGATTAGTAAAAAAATCATCAACAACACTTATTGGAAAAATATTATTCATAAATTTTTATTTCATTATCTTTATTAACATGCTCATCTAAAATATCTAAAAAATCTAGATTCCACGATATTATTGTTTTAATAGAATGACTATTAGATTTATTAGACCTGTGTATAAAATGACATGGAAAGAATAATATGTCTCCTTCCTTCACATTTATTGAAAAACCTTTATCTAAATTATCTGCATATAAAAATTCTGTGTTTGGTGCATCGTCAGGTAGTTGTAAATAGTATGTGCCTGTATAATTCCTAGCATGAGTATGCCATCCATGTGTCTGTTTATATCCATATTGTTGATACCATAATTTAAATAATTGAATGTTTTTATACCCTAATTTATTTGCAAAATATTTTAATTGATTACCAAACACATGTTTATATTTTTTAGCCCAAGGTCTATTCTCTAAATCATCTGCTAAAGGCCAATCTGATTTTAACAAATCATCTCCAAAATATTTATCCTTTTTTTGAAATGCAGAATCACTTGCTTGATTAATTAAATTTAATAAATCATGTTTAATGTGATCATGATATTTCATTTTATCTTTAATTATTAAACTATTAAATTTATATATTTTCATTTAAACTGAGGTCCATTTACCCAACACACTAAAGAATTTCTTTCACCCTTAGTTACAGGAGTTACTTCATGAAGCATATAGCTTGGAAATATAAACAAAGATCCTTTATTCTTTTTCATTGTAACTGGATCATCAGACCAATATAAATTTAAATCTCCTCCTTCATACTTGGTTGGATCTGTTAGTTGTATAGAAATTGATAGCTTTCTCACTATACCATCAAACATACAATCAATATGCCTTTGATAATGGCCTTCTCCTGTTTTGTAATTAGTATATTGAATACCTTCTAATAATCCTGTTATATCAAAATTAAAATATTTATTGTTTAAGTCTAAAATAGCAGAGCTTAATCTTTTAAATAACCATGCATGTGTTGCATCTGGGCTTAAAAATTTTATGTAACTACTTCTAATTTTTTCATTAACTTTGTCATCTTTATTAACTCTACCTTTTCTAGTTTTAGACTTATTAAATTTAACAATTTGATCACATTCTTTTTCGGATAGAAATTCATCTATCCATGCATAAGAATTAATTTGGTCAGTTTTAAAACTCCAAGAGTGAAGTATAGGCTTTCTCATAAAAGAGAAACTATATTACATGTTATAGAAAAATCAAGAATTATCTAGCTATCCAAGTGCCTGTATCCGGGTCCCAAGACCATGTGCTTTCGTCACTAAATTTAACGGCATCCCAACGTTGATCAGCTTCATTCCAAAAAATACTGTAACCTGCTGTTTGATTTGCACTAGGGTATGCTACCGGAGCTTGCCAAGAATAATTTGACATTTCTTTTACCCAACTAGGAAAAGGGGCTACATGCCAAAAAACTTGATTAACTTCATCCCACTCTCCACCTATCATTGCGCTATTACCTCTAAATGGCGTTTGGCCTTTAGACTGTGTATTGTTTACAGTATACTTATCGTATTGTTTCCAAATAGCATTAGGCTCTTTGTATAAAGTTCTTAAAAAGGCTTCACCTTTTGCTTCACTTGCAGCACTGCCTTCATCAACTAAACCAGTTCTAATGACAATGTTATTTTCGTCTAATTGTGCAAAATATTTATTAGCCATTATGGTGCATAGCTCCCGCTACTAGTAAATTTTACAATAGTATTAGTTCCAGAGGTAGTTATCGTAGGACTTCCGGTTGTACCATCACTATTATTAAAATTTTCAGTTGGTACACTGATGATTACAACTCCATCACCGCCAGCTCCTCCGTGATAGTTTGCACTGTTATACCCGCCGGCACCTCCGCCGCCGCCCAATCCATCTGTGGCATCGTTTCCAGCAGTTCTTTGTCCTTGTCCGCCGCCGCCAGATCCTCCTGGGCCACCGTTTGTTCCGGTGTCATTTCTTCCGCATCCTCCGCCACCTCCAGCGTAAGTTACAGAAGATCCAGTAATTGAGTTAGCTGTTCCGTTTCCTCCAGAGCCGCCGTTTCCGCCTCCAACTGTTTGTCCTCCATTGGATGCTCCGCCACCTCCAGCTCCCGATTCTTGAGTAGTTGTGTTTACGTTTCCACCATTATTTCCTTCAGAAGGAGTATATCCTCCTTGGTTTCCAGATCCTCCGGTAGATCCTGGAGAGCCTGAATAAGCTCCTCCTCCGCCACCAGATCCGCCTGGGTCACCATTTCCGTAGTGGTTTCCTCCACCGCCTCCGCCTGAAGACGAGAAGGTACTAAATTCTGGACTTGCAATAGATGAGGCATTACCATTTACTCCAGATGGTGGACCAGATCCAGCACCTGTTCCCACTGTTACTGTGATTGTGTTACCAGTTGAAATTGTTTGAGTAGAGAGAGTCCGATATCCTCCGGCTCCCGCTCCGCCTCCAACAGTTCCGCCAGATCCCCCGCCAGCTACAACTAGAAAATCAACATTGTATTCTTGAGGAGCTTTACCGCCAGCACCAAACCCTAATTGGTTATAACCAAACATAGTTTTACCTTTGGCAGGTAGTTTGTTTTTAGTATTTTTTCCGTCGTGATTTATTATGTTTTCACCAGGTATTTTTCTCATGTTCTAACTCCTTATAGGTCGTTAGCAGCATCAGTAGTGAAAAATAGTTTTACCCCTAGAACTCGACATTCACCTGTAAAAGTATCACTGCCATCAGCTGCATCTCTAAATAATTGAAAATAAGTTTGCTCACCTGCTGCTGGAGATCCAGCAACTGTCATAGCACTACTCTCAGATGTAATTTGTTGATCTTCTACTGTGCCAATACCGGCATCTGTAACATTTATTGCAGTTCCGTAAGCAACATCAATAGTGTCACTATCAGCACAAGCTACTGCTTGTAGACCAAAAATTGCATTTCCTGTGTTTGTAGTAGAAGGTGACCAGTAAACTTGATAAGTTAAAGTCCCTTCGTTCCATGATTTTGGCATAGCTACTGTAAATTGAGTATATTGTTTTGTGCTAGCATCAAAATCGAATACTTTTAAATCTGGTCTTGTCGCTGTTGTTTCTACTTGAGCCTGGTCTGCAGGGTTAGTTGTTGGACCATACATAGCTTGAGCTGGTATCCACATAGTTTCTTTTCCTGCAATTTTAACCGCAGAAACGTTTCCACCGCTATCCTCAGCTTGTATAACTCCAGTTCCTTTTGTTTGTAATGCAATACCGATATTAGCATCATCACCAGAAGCTGTAAGTGATGGGTTGTTACCTGTAGCAGCATTAGCTAATGTAATTTCGTTAACAGCGGAACCTGTTGCTGTTACTAAAGCTAGTTCAGCTCCGTTAGTATCTAATATGGAAGTGCCTATTGCAGGAGACGTTAAAGTTTTATTTGTTAACGTCTGAGTTCCTGTCAGAGTTACATCCCCTTCCCCTAAGCCCGTGTCGAAGACACCAGTGTTTGTTGCAACACCATCCAAAAATATTATTTTAGTTGTTTTATCAGTTGCTGAAAAAGTAAAAGTTGCCCCAGAACCTGAAGCTGCTTTTAATTGTACTGTATAAGCACCTGAAGTTCCGTTTTCAATGATGTAAAAATTTTCTGTATTTACTGGGAAAGTTACGATTTGGTTTCCAGATATTGTACCTGTTAATTTTAATACTCTATTTTGAGCTTTACCTGTTAAAGCTCCATTATCGATATCTAATGCTGTCGTTTGTGCACCACCTGCAATAGATACTTCTAAGAATCCACCAAGTAATTGTTCAACAAGATTTAAATTTGCGTTTGTTTTATCACCCCAAGTACCGGCATTTTCACCGGTTGCCATTAGTTCTAGGCCGAGATCTGAATATGATGATGCCATAATTTTTTTTCTCCTATGCTATTTTACTTAAGCTACATACGTATAAGACGTATTTCCAGTTATGTCAATATATTTATATCCTAACGGAGCTACGTCTCCTACAGCTGTTGTAGCTTCTAAACCAGCTAATCCTACAGTCATTTCCGTAGGAGTTATTGATCCTACAGAAATTGTAGCGTTTTGTCCAGAAGGAATATATGCCATTTCAATAATAACTGATCCAATATTAGTTGTTGCAGTTGAACCAACAGCATTAACTATTTCTTGTGAACCTGTTGCTAAATTTCCTAAAGATATTGTGGCTTCTACTCCTGAAGGAATTCCTATTATACTTTCAGGACTAATTTCACCTACACCAGTTGTTCCAACAAAAGAAGCTAAACCTACTAATTGATCAGAACCATCATTAACATCTAACTGTCCTAGACCAACAGTTGCTGTAATACCTTGAAGTTGTTCAGGTATATCAAATTGTGTTATTGTAGCTGAAGTTAATTCAAAACCTGTTATTCCAACTGCATCTTCAGGGTTAATAGTAAATGTACCCCAACCATTATTACCCCAACTAATTTCTCCCCAACCGCCATTACTTATTGATGCAGCAAGACTATCAGGAGCTGTTAGTTCTAAAGTTAATCCCGATTCACCCCAGTTTTCAGCTCCCCAAGTATCACCACCCCATCCTTGTTCAGGAAACGCGGTTAAATCACCTATAGAAACAGTTGCACCTACACCAGATACTGCAACTGTGGGACTATTACTTTCACCCCAAGGTTCTTCACCCCATTCAGCTCTACCCCAGCCCTGTTCAGAAGATGCTGTCAGTGTACCAATTGCAGAAGTTAAACTTAAACCTGTAAGAACAGCAGTGTCATCGTTAAGTTCTCCCCACTCACCATTACTCCAAGTGTCAGCTCCCCATCCTCTATCAGGTGAAGCAATTAAATCTCCTACGTTTGATGTAGAACTTTGTCCGGTTAAAAAAACTGTAGCTGTATTTTCACCCCAGTCTTCAAGACCCCAAGTATCTCTACCCCAACCTTGAGAAGGAAAAGCTACAACTGATCCTAGTGATGAAGTTGCAGAAGAGCCACTTACAGCAACAGTAGTTGTGTTTTGTTGACCATAGTCTCCTTGGTTCCAAGATAATGCACCCCATGTAGTTTGAGTAACATCAATAGCACCTCCCATTCCAATGCCATGAACATAACAATAATAATAAAAATCTGTAGATGATGCTGGTGTTATTTCAACATACCTTGTAGTTGCAGCATTAAAAGATGTGGTATTTGAATATGAAGCTTGGTTAGAAGCACCATCTAAATAATAAGTTACACCAGACGAAATAATATTACCGCCTGGATCTGAAGTGTTTGTTGTAAATAATAATGGATGAAAATTATTTGAAGAGTCGCTTTGATCAAAACGAAGAGTAGCGCCTTCTACCCATTCAAGGGCCATGTCACGTACTCCATCTAAATAAAATACGTTTCCTGTCCCACCTGAAATGTAGAGGGTTCCGCTGGCGACGGTTACTGTGTACGTCTTGTCAGCCATAAGGATGTACTCCTTATGCTATTCTAACTATAGCTGTTGTCGCTGCTGCTGCTGGGAATTGCACTGTGAAAGTTCCAGAAGAAACTGTTTTGTCTCCTCCAAAAGCTACCGCACAAACTGCAGGGTCTCCTGTTGCAGTGTCGTTATAGATTAAACATCCGTTTGCTGTGAAAGATGCAGAAGTAAAACTTATATCTGCAAAGTCACAAACCGCAGTCGATGAGTCTAAAACAGGTGTAACACTTGTAAGTGCTTTTCCACCCGCTGTGTAAGCTGACCCGGATGTATTAGTTATTTCATCTGATGTTGAATATGCAGTTGTACCTGCTCCTAAAGTTGCAGAACTTGTGTAGAGTGCAAGTTTGAAAGAATTTCCAGTAGTTGCCGTAAAATTATGAACAGCTTTTAGAATCTCTACTTTGAAGCTATTGCATATTGCCGATGTTATTGCCATAATTTTTTCTCCTCAATTTACGGAGACGGTGACTTGACTGGTATTCTAACTGTTCCGTCAGTATAATCGTCTCGTCTTCGTCTTCCAATTTGCATTCCTGCAAACTGTTGTATAGCATTTTTATATTTATTTTCATACAATGTCAACATCTCTATTGGACCTTTTAAATAGCCATACGCTTCTACCAAACAAGCATATAGTAGACCCTGTGGAAAGTACTTACTAATGTATGTACCAGAGGTTTCACTCTCTAATCCGAGAGGTACCATGTTGTAATAAATTCTAAATATGTAGTTTGCATCTGGTGTGGGAGCAATATACATGCCTCCAGAAGTAGTGCTTGAATCACCTGTTGCACCTCCAAACATCGCATAATATTTAGGAAAACCTGTTACTGAATTAGCTGTATCTGTAGGAGATTGAATCTCTCCTGATGGACCAAATTTTCTATCTACATATTCTGAAAGATACGTTTGGTCTTTTTTCTCTAACCATGTCCCATTACCTTCACTATTTGTAGTAGAATTAAATACCTCTACTCCTCTAACAAATAACGTACCTGTAGCTCCTTTTGTGCCTTTACCAGGGACATTTATTGTATTATCATTAGCAGCAAGTGTTCCTTCTGAAACATATCTACCAGAGTCCATAGGAAGTTCTGAATAAATTCTAAATTCTGCATTTTCTATAAATCTATTTAATATAGCATCAGTAAAAACACCGCTATCTACTTCGGTATAGTTTCTAATATCTGTTTGTAAGTTTGCTAAGTTGTATCCAGCCATATTTAACTCCTATCATTTATAGGTCCAATTGTACAATTAAAACCACCTCCTGTTGCTGTCCCAGTAGCTGCGCTCTCTAAAGTTACTGTAAAACCCGTTTGCACAGTTTTAAAAGCTGCATTTCCCTGACTATCATTATATCCCGCTGGTTCTTGTCTAGTTAAAAGCGATGCTATTTTGAATCCGCCAAAAACTTTAGCCCCAGATTTATGAGATGTAGCTGTAGTTTTCTTTGGAGTAATTCCTCTAAAAGGAGCTGATGTCCCTCTTACACATCCTGTTAAATCAATTCCTGAAATTCCTGTATACTCAACAACTTCATTTTCAAAAATTCCAGTAGTGCTGTTTACTTTTTCAATTACGATAAACCCACTTGAAGGCATGTCTGTAGTATAATCTAATGTTATTGTAGTTGCACTATCAGTTATATCTCCCTGCAAAACCATTCCAGATACTTGTATTGTATTTTTATCAACTCCACCTATAACTGTTTCTTTAATATCTCTAAACCTTACAATATCATTAACGTGCATAGCTCCGTTTGGAAATGAAACTGTTAAAGTTGTATTTGATGCAGTCGTAAAAGGATTGTTTGGTAAAAAATCCTCTGTTGGAAATTCTGTTCTTGCAGGTCTAGCTCTTTGTAAAGCTTGAGGATCTGCCATTGTAGGCTTTGGTTCTAACTGTGGTTGTTTTGGTTCAAATTCTGAAATGTGAACAAAAGCTCCGTTCCATTCTCTAACCATTTCATTGTATGGAAAAGCTAAACCTGATCTATCAGATATTGCTAATGCATATTTACCTTGAGAAAATACAGCCATTAGCTAATCCCCGGATAGTATACTTTTGGTGAAATATATGTAGAGTTAGAAGAACCGTCTTCATCTTCTGCTCTTAGTAACTCATCTTCATATAAAAGTTTTAATTCTTGCACTCTTTGTGGAGCATATTTAACTGCAAGATAGTAAGATAAACCCGCGATCATACAAGGAATAAATCTGTAAGGCACGTCTGTTGCATTAGTATATGCACCTACATCATCAATTCTTTTTGTATAATAAAAATTTATAAAATCTCCAGCTTGTGAACTACCTGGAGTTAAATATAAAGTCATGGTAACTTTATCAATAAATCTTTGAACCCAGTATTGAGTTGGCAATCCTTTATCAGTTTTATTTGAAAAACCTTGATATTGCGATCTGCTAAGTTTTGTCATTGGAGTATCAATGTTTGTTGAAGAATCTCTAAAATTAGCTTCTTGAATATCTGTCATTCCATTTGGAAATTGTGTAACAGTATCTCCTGATGTGTGAGTAGCAGCAGTGCTACCATTAATTCCTCGAGTACACCCTGTTAAATTTAAACTTGATATTCCAGTATAAGAAATTTGTTCGCTATTAATTGTAATAGTCCCGCCAGTTGTTGGCATTCCTGTAACAGAAGCTACGCCGATGGTCGTAACAGACGCGTTTATTCCTGCAGATAATGTTGTTGTAATACCATTTGAAAGACCATCAGACGGGGATCTAAAAAAAGTATAAACAGCTTGACCATCAACTAACGTAACATTTTGGTTTTTTACTTCCCAAAATTGTAAACCTCTGTTACCCCATTCTGAAAATAAAATATTTAAAGATCTCTTGGCAGTTTTTAATTGATACCCAGAAACCCCCTGCATTCCAATACGCTCGTATGCATCTTCAATAATTTCATCTATGCTTAGGTGCTTATCAAAAACATAAGAACCCGAGGTAACATTAGCCACTCAGACCTCCTATCCAGCTGTTAAATTTGGACCAGAATATTTGTCTGTTAATAAAGTGTAAGCAGCAACATTTGTTTTAGTTTTACAAAAAATTCCTTTTGGAAATAAAATTCCATCTTCAGGAAAATTAAAATTAATTACATCACCTGTTGGAACATCTGCAAGAAATAAAGTTGCTCCTGAGTTTGATGTAGTTGTAAGTTCTAAAACACCTGCACCACCACCATCAGACGCAATAATTATACCTCTTAACCTTACTGGTGGAGTTATAATTGCAGATGTACCTGCAGCAGCATCAGATCTAGTAGCTTGTATATCATTTTTAAACGACATTTGTTTCTCCTTAAAATTAACATGTGGGGCCGAAGCCCCACACTAATTAATTATTATGCGCTTACGCCTGTTCCAGCCACTCTAGATTGGAACGTGTTAAAGTAATCAACCACTAAGTGATTAGCGTTTGTACCTTTGTGTGCAATCATCATATTAATTTCTAACGCAATATCATCTGGTACAGTTGTAGCAGCTTGAACTCCTACAGGGTTTCCATTTAAATATAACGTATATTGATTTGAAGTAACTCCTAACGCACTTCCAGCAGGTTGATATACAAAACCTAATCTAACTGAATTAGTTGGTTTAGCTTGAACCGTTGCTGTTTGTGTAGGGACAGTTGAATCTTCAAAAGTAAAAGTAGATCCACCTGCAGAACTTAACATATCAAAAGATACACCTGCTCCATTTTTTCTAGAAATGAATTGTATTGTAGTTGTATCTTGTAGGTGTGAGAATCCAATACCATCAGTTGGTAAAGTATCAGAATCTACATAACCATCCTGAGCAAAACCGACAAAAATATTTGCGTCACTTACATCTGTTACTGCGATGCTAGTTTCAAAATACCATTTGTTAGTTGATAAGTATTGCCAAACCTCTGGGCCTGCAACACCTTGGATTTCACCAGCTGCAGGAGCATTATCTCCTTGTCTTAACCATCCACCAGCATATTGTGCTAGTTGAAAGTCAGATCCACCTGTTGATGTGACTGACCAATCACTTGCGTTGTAGATTGTAAAGTCATTTTGATACGCTTCTTCTTGTTCGTATCCACCTGTAATAAGAGGTTGTTTGATTCCACTAAATACAGAAGAACCTCCATCTTTTCCTACTACGTTAGTAACTCCATTTTTAAAATGTGTTGTCATATAATCAGCGCCTCCTTTGCGCCAGTTATTTTCACTAAGAAGAAAATAACCAATTTATAACTTAGTTCTTAGTGTGACTTTTATACAATAGTTTTTAGTAGAGCGCAAGAGAGCCTGCAGTGTGGATTGGATTTTTCCAACGATGTAGCTTTTTATTAAGTAGCTACAGAAACTTGTGGAGCAGCGTCTTCCACCTTATTTAACAGATGCTCTTTTTTAGCCTCTGCTAATTTTATATGGCTAATTACTTCTCTGACTCTTCGGTCAATCTTAACCATGTTGAGAGTATATCTACCCTCTTTAAGATGCTCCTGCTCCCATTCTAGGTCCAGACCCTTTTTCTTCGTGTAAAGGTCGTTTAGATGTTGTTGCATCTCCATCGATAACCTCCTCATAGGTTATTCTATTTACTCTTGGATCCATCATTTCTCCAAGATGTTCCCATTTTATATCACCTTTTCCCAATCTGTCAACAATAGAATTTTCTATGTCTAAAGGACCATCTAGACAAGTAACAGTAAAATCTGCGTGATATTGATAGGCATTAATTTGAACTCTGAATTTTTTAGGGTGCATTTTTCCTTTCTATTTTGTGATTGTGGCGGGATTGTGTCCCGCCACAAAAATTTAAATATTAAGCACCTGGTGATGCAAATATACCTCTAGGGTCAGATACACCAAATACGTATCTTTCTCTAGCTTTGTATCTTACGTTACCAGTATCGAAGTCACCTTCCATTTTTGTAGTCAATGGAGCTCTTTCAAAATGCTTCATACCATTTGGCACATCTGTGATTAGATAGAACGCATCAGTGTCAGTTAAGAAATTGTTAACCACATATCCTTGTGGAACCATTCCCATAGATCTGATTGCATTGATATCATTATCAGCAGTTCCAACTCTACCTGCAGACTTCATAAGTCTTTCAGCAGTAAATTGTAATGCAGATGGAATGATCATCTTCTGCGCTCTAGCAGCGATTTTTAAACCTCTTTCATCAGTAAGCGCTGCAATGTCAATCATTGATTGCTCTAATGAAGTTTCGTTTAAGTCCGCAGCTGTTGCCAATGTATTACTGAAAGTTCCAGCAATAGTTGGGTGAGCTGTATTGAAAAGAGTTACACCGTCACCTGAGTTAAAACTTCCTCCAGGTAGACCATTATTAAGTGGGTTAACTGCTTTTACTTGTTTTGTTTGAGCCATAGATCTTGCTAAAGCTTTTGTGTATCTAGAAGCAAGTCTGTCATACAGGTTGTCCTCAATTGCTTCCTCAGTGATCGCAAACGCTAACGCAATTGTTTCGTTTGTGTATCTTGCTGTGAAAGTTTCTTGAGCTTGATCGTATCTTACACCAGAACCTTCCGGTTTAACTGATGCTTGAGCGAATCCTGATAACATAACTTCTTCTTCAAAAGCTCTGTCAGATGACTCAGTAGTATAAATTTCAGCTGACTGATTTTCATACTGTTTGTATTCCAGGCCAAATAGTGCATTTAAACCTGGCTCTAGTTCTTTAACTAGTTGATTACGTGATATAGCCATGATTATAAACCTCCTATTATATCCCTGCTACGTTGTTTCCTAAGATATGTTCATTGATCATAACTCTAAGAGCAAAGCCCTCAGCGCTAGTATCAGAATGATCAGGATCTCTGGAAACTCCGATGATTTTTAATTGGGCGATTGAACCACTTGTTGTAGCCGAAATTTTTGATTTCGAAATAAACAGTGGAGTCACCCCAACGTCTCCCACTTGATCCGCGCAGCCGCCTACTTCGTTCTGATTAAAAGAAGTGTCAGCAGACATAATCTCATACATTTGTTGAGGGTTGTCTGTAACAAATGCTACTATATCAGTCGCAGTATTACTAGCCGGTGAAAAGTTTTGAAACGTTGGCTTATTTGTAGTTGCATCAGTGTAAAACACTCCGTTCAGTGTACCCAGATTGTTTGTATCTGTGTCTCCTGAAGCGAGTACAACACCGTCTGCAGTTAATTGCACCATTGCTGCGTGCGAAATTAAAGCAGAAGAAGCTGCAACACTGTACTCAGAAAGAGCCATGTTGTTGTACGCTTGACCAACCATTTTAATGGGTCTGAATCCAAACCCAACTGTTGACGCATTAGCCATAGTTGTTTTCTCCTTATGTGACCTGTCCTTGCGGACCTCCAGTCACGGTTAATGTTTCATCGCTGGTTTGAATTGTTAAAAATTTTTAACTTTTCTTGCCACCGAAGGTTGTACGAGACTGTCTATCAATATCGATAGGCATTCCCTTATGCTGCTCCTTCAAAAGATCGTTGTCGATTGCTGTCATTTGATCTTGAGATTGTTTTCTATAATATTCCTCTCTTGATCTAGCGATCTCTTCCGGTACCCTAGTCAGCACTAGGCCTCCGTGCCCGATAACCCCTGCGTATTTGCCATCTGCGATTGCTGGAAAGTCGTCATCTGGATATTCATCTGATCTTACTAATTCATATCCGGACCTTAAGCGTCCTTGTATGTTTTTCGTATCAACGAATCCTAAAACTTCAATCCTGACCCATCTGTGTCTGAATCCTTCTGGCGCGTTGGGCGTATCTAAGTACGATGGTGGAGACCAAACTTTTGGCTGTTGTTTCGGTTTAACCGTTTTAGCCTGTGAAACTACTTTTGTAGTATCACTTTTTTTAGTTTGACTCGCACGAGTTGGTTGTTCTTTTTTCATATGCCTATACCTCCTTCGTGTTCATAAGTTGCTTCGCATACTCTTCTAGTGGCACACCTAATTTTTTAGCTATTGCTACTTGAGAAGATGTGAGTCTCACTCGCTTTGGACCAGTCTTTGAACTACGCGTTGCAGATGCAACGTTCTGTGTAGGTTTACTAGTCTGTTTTTCTACAGTATTACCAAATTTGTGGGGAAATTCAAGTCTTATTCTTTTGTCCACTTCTGCATAATATTCATCAGATTGTGGGTCCATCCCCTCTTCTTCAGTAAGTTTTCTGTGTAAATCAAAAGCCGTGTAGGTCATAGCATTATCTGTGCCAAACCATTCATTTCTTTCAGCCCAAGCCTCTGCTTTTGGATCTCTAGCAGGTTGTGATTGTGTCGGCGTTTGTACTGGTTGTGTTGTTTTTTCTTTAGCTGCTGTTTCTTGCATTTGATGTGCAGTTTTTAATTCAGCTAATTTACCTTGTTCATAACCAAGTTGAGAGATAGCAGTCAAAGCTTCCACTTCAGCTTTAGCATCTTCATTTAATCTTGCAGTTTTTAATTTTTCTTGAGCTGCTGCAAGAGAAGAAGAAATTCTACCTTCCATTTCTGTAGCATAGTTTTTATCTAAAGACGTAGATTTAGCTTCAAATTGATCTCTTTCTTTTTTAACTCTTTGTGCAAAAGCAAGAGCTTCTTCTCGTTGTCTCTCTGCTTCACGCATTTTTTTAGTTAATTTAGCTATTCTTTTTTTGACCCCTTCAGAATACTCTTCAACTGCTTTAGTGTTATCCGGTTGTTTATCACTCCCTTCTTCACTAGTTGTTTGTTCAGTCGTGTCCTTTTCCATTTGAACATTAGACTGCTGATCAGATTCCTTAGATGAATCAGTGGCGCTACCACCGTCTTCAAGTTTTGTTTCACGTTCATTTTCATATGTTTTATCTATTTCTTTATCTGTTGTTTCTTCTATTGGCAGTTCGACATCTTGACCCGGACCGGATGTATCAATGTCAACTGTTTTTGGTTCTTTATCTTCTGGCATAGTTTCTCCTTATCTATGTTAAAATTCGTGGAATATGTCTTCAGGGTTTTCCACGGTTGCTAAGATTTCATCATCATTGAGAAGTCTTATCTCACCCCCGTCTATTTTAATTCGTGATCCGGCATATCTTGCAAATATAACCCAATCACCTTTTTTACACCAAGGACCTTCTGGATATCTTTCTTTATCATAGCAGTGTGGTCCCATTCTTAAAACTAACCCACAAGTTGACGCTACTTGTGATCGTTCTACTGTTTCGTCTGCTAATAATATTCCGCCTTTAGTTTTTTCTTTTTGTTTAAAAGGTAAAACTAAAATTCTCCAACCTGTTGGTTCAGGAAGTTTTGATGATTCGTCTATGTCTTTTTTAACACCGACTAGTTCTTTATTTGGGAGAACTATCTTTTGGTTTGATGTTGATGACTGTTCCTTCATTTTCATTTTGCTCCTTTTTATTTAGCAGGCTGGATATTTCCTGACTGAGATACTGATATGTTCGTATCTGTCCTAACATATACTGGTATTTTTCCATATTGTCAACACCACCAGATGCCATTGCAGACACTACATCATCGTGTCTCATTTTAATTATTCTTCTAATTTTTTCTATGAATATCATGTCGTCCATTATTTCTTCCTTTTTTTATCAACACCTTTTATTTTACCTTTATTTTTTGATGCATAAAATACAGCCTCAGCTTTTTTCTTGCCGTATTGTTTTTTCATCGACTTCATTATTTTTTTACCTTTATCTGTTAGTGGCATTATAGTTGTGCTCCTTTTTCTGGTTCAAATTCTTCTAACACTTCAAGTTTTTCTTTAGCGTTAGCTATCTTTTCTATTTGTTTATTTACTTCATCTATATGTTGCGGATGCTCTCCAATACCTACAGAATTACTTAGGTATATATTTGCTGTTGCATCTGCTTCTGCTATTTCAGCTTCATATTTAGCTTTTAGTGCTTCTAGTATTGCTCTTCGCATTTCGTATTGACTCCTTTCCTCTTTTAAAAATTGCAGCGACTTGTCTTTTTCCCATAACTTTGGCACGCTGTTCTCCAACAGTTAATATTTGAATTTTTCTAGCAAACGGTTTAGAAATCTTTTTAACTTTCGCCACCGTCTTACGCGCGTCCGTCGGCGTTGCGAACTTAATTCCAACAGTGTCGCGTGGGTTTTCATCAGTGTAAAGCCTTCTACCATATTTTTTACCAGGGTGTTTACCCGTTCCTTTTTTAGGATCTTTTGCCATATTTCTCCTTCCAATACTTGGCTCTCTCCAGCTTTCTAACTCTATATTCTAATTGGTCAATACCAAATATTTTTTTAAAAAATTCTATTAACATTTCCATCTTCTACGAGCCTGTCTTAATCTTGAGTTAGGATCTCTCGCAGCTTTAGGAAACTTCTTCATTTGACCTGCGCTTCTTGCACAGTATGATTTACGTCGTTTAGCAGCTTTAGATCCTGGTTTGACTTTGCCAGTGACCGCTGTTTTTAGTTTAGAGCCAGGATTCATTCTTCTATAGGCTTTGACCCCAGCTTGTGTCATACCCGCGCCCGACTTAGTCGAACGAAAATTTTTTTTATTTCTTGCCGGCATGTTGTCTTGTTTTCTCATTATACCAAACCTCCCATGCTCATGCTTTTTCTTTTTGCAAAAGTTTTTACATTAGTCGGTTTTCCACCAACACCTTGTGCTTTACTTCTCTTTCTTGCAACAGCAGAACGCCTTTGCGATTCTGTCATTCGGGCGGCTTTTGCAGCAGGCACGCATTTGGGGTATTTTCTTTTTGATCCACTTGCAGATTTTCTTCCACATTTGTTAAAACCCCCACCTTTTTTCTTGGAACCTATATCGACCCAGTCTTGTTTGAACCATTCTTTTAAGCCCGCCATTTTATTAGTAAACTTTTGTTACCTTTCTTCTATTTGACATGACGGCTCCACAACCTCTAGCGATGCCACCATTTTTTAAACCTTGTCTTTTTAGTCTAGCTGTAGCTTCAGATAGTCCACCACCTGCTCTCATAATTCTACCACCCATCGCTTTACCTGCTGGCTTAGGTCCTTTGAAGTCTTTTCTTTTAACTCCAGAAGGATCTTTAATTTTACCTGCACAAATTTTAGAAGCGTAGGCATTAGCGTATGCACTGGGATATACGGCGAATTTTCTTTTCGCTGCAGCTTTACCTCTAGGACATAGTTTAGTCATTATCTTTTCCTCGCTGTTTGTTTTGCTCTTGCAAAGTTAGCTGCTGTAGGCGCACCTTTAGCACCTTTCTTTCGCATCTTACCTCCACGCTTTCTTTTAGCGTGGATATTTGCATACAAACCTTTTCCAGCCATTATCTTTTTCTCTTCTTTGCTCGGCCGCCTTTTTTAGCAACCATTCTATTAGGATTAAAGCCCATTTTTTTTACGGCTTCTTTTCCTTTTGCAGTCTTAGCCATTTTTGCTAATCCTTTGTTTCGACTCATGCTTATTGCTTTTGCCATGTTTTTTCCTTTATCGTTTAACCTCTTTTCCGCAAACTGCACAAACTCTAATATAAGTATCTTCAACTTTTATAGCTATAAAAGTTTTGCAGTTACAGAATAACTGTTTTATTTTTGTGATAATTTTTTTAATCATTATCTATTTATTTTTCCAGATTTTTTAGCTTTGCTTCCGAATCTTCCATAAGACTCATCTCTAGAAGCTTTTAATTGCTTCTTAGTTCTTTTCTTACGGATTCTCATAGCGATAGATTCATCTTTTCTAGCTTTGTATCCTTGTTTTTTCTTACCTACTTTTCCACCTTTTTTAAACATAGCACCACCTGCCATGCCCATATCTGATGGATAGTAACCAGATCGCATATCTTTTCTAGCTGTAGACATTCCTCCGCCTCTCATAGCTTTTCTCATAACGCCGCCACCCATGGCACCACGTCTGTTTGCAACCTGTGTGTTATATCTTGGATTTGCCATTTTTTTCTCCTTATTTTTTTCCATTACGGAAAATTTGTGTTCCCTTTATACCATAAATACTCGCAACTACAAGGATCCAAAGATTTGTGAACCATGACGGGAGCTGCGAAAACATCTCGAAGAACAATTTTACCTTGTCCATAGCAGTCGGGTCGTCTGATATGACTGCGTATGCAAGCACCAACACGGGCAAACTGAGAATTATCAAAACTGCCTCGTCTTTCCAGTCTGATTGTCGGGCTTCTAGCAATTTACCCTGGTATTGCTCCTCACCACGGGCCATTTTTTCTGCGTGCATTAATTGCGCGTCAGACATTGCCATTTTTGTTCGCTGCTTGTTAGCGTAAATCTTACTTCCAGCAGAAACGGCTAATTTAATCGCCGATAACCACATGATTTAGTACCAAGTAGCCTTAACAGGTTTTTTATCAGGTCTCAATCTTCGAGTACCCTTTACATCCACAACTTGTGACTCTTGTGGGTTAGTTGTTTCGATAACGATGCCGCCTTGTTGCATACCATCTTTATCTGCACCTAACTCAGGAGTAACTTTTGGATTATTTGTGTTATTTTTTTTCATATCTTCTCCTTATACTATCTTTTTGGCCCTTTCAAGATCTCTACATCAGCCATTTTCATTAAATCGTTCTCCATTTTAGCTGATTGAGACATCATTTGTTTAGTTATTGATGTGCTTGCTCTTAATTTTGCTAAATCTTCGTTTTGTTCAAGCTTTTCATCAAACTGTTGTTGACCCATTAACTGTTTTGAACGGTCTAAATCAATTTTTTCTTGATCTTGTTCACGTTTTGCAGCATCATTCATTGCTCTAAGGTCTAATTCTCTTGATTTTAACTTAGCAACCGGATCATTTCCAAACGCACCCATAATTTTATTCTCTTCTTGCTTAAATTCTTCGGTCATTTCAGCAATTAATTTAGCTTTTCTAGATTCTAAGCTCATTGACAGAGACATAATCTGTTGTTGAATGTTTTGATCCTGTTGCATCATAGGATTTTGAGCCATCGCTTGTTGTAATTGCATTAATTTTGCAATTTCTTCTCTAAATTCTACCTCTAATTGCTCTTGTGCCATTAGAGATATGTGTTCAAAAATATTTTTTTCTAACGCAGCCATTACAATTGGATTATTTCTAGCAATATTTGTAGCCATAAAATTTAAATGCGTTGTGATATGCGCTTGATGGTCTTGTCCTTTAAAAGCTTGAAAAGGTTTTCCAGACATTGCCATAATATTTTCCGCTGCTGGGTCCATCGGAGCAGGTGGTTGAGGTGGTGGTAAAATTTTATCAATATTTTTTACACCTATCGCCGTGTACATAGCATGAAATGCTTCATATAGATTATGCATTTGTGGATTAGACATTGCAAGTTGTAATTCTGTTTGTGCTAAACTAATTCTTTGAGATTGAGAAAATATATTTGGATCTGCAACTGGAATAATATCTATCTTATCATCAAAATCTTGCACCTTAATATTTCTTTGTCCGCCTACTACATCGTACGGATACTCAGCTGGCAGATAAGTTTTAAAAACTCCAGCCAATAATTGAAACTCACTTTTCATCGCCACATACAATCTTTTGTGTATCGCGGACATGACTCTGGAACCACGTTCTAACAGAGCTATAGTCGTTCCAACAGCTGCTTGTTGGTTGCCGTCACCGACCTGCATGTCAGCGATGGCGGCAAATCTTTGCCCTGCCTGTACCACTATACCCATCAACTGTAATAAAGTTGGTGAAGGTTCTTTAAATGGTAATGGCATAAATGCATCTTTGATACTTCCTCCAGGTGCATCTACATCTCTGAATTCTCCAGGTTGAATTGCTTGTGCTTCATCTCTAACTCTGATGCCACGTTGCTTAAATCCGGCTGGTAAATTACTTAAAGTTCCTGCGTCCAATAATTGACGTAAAGCAGTGGTTGCTGTTCTTGATAGTCCACCAATCATATGAATTAAACCAAAACCATAAAAACCTAATCCAGGTAAAAATTTAAAATGAACAAAATAATCTATTTTAAGTTTTTGTGGATCTTCTGCTTGATAGTTTCTTCTAATCGATAATATTTGTCTGTTTCCCATTTCAAGAGTAACAATGTATGGAAGTTTAATTCCAGTTGGTTCTCCTTGTGAGTCTTTATCTTCAAAACCTTCTAAATCTAAGTCGGTATGAATTTCTAAAATAGTGTAGATATCTTCATCTCTAGTTTTTTTAACGCCTTCTAATTCTCTTTCTTTTTTTTCTACTTCAGTTTCTTGATTGTAACCAGGTGTTAATTCTATATCCATATAGAAACCTGATACTTGTTTTTTTCTTAATTCGTTCTCTGACATTTTAATTACGTGTATGACAGCTTCTGCATCTTCTAAAGATGTTGCAGTATATGGCACAACTAAATCATCAGCTGGAACAAATTTTGAAACAGCTCTGCCTAAAAGTTCATCGTAATAAACTTTTTTAAAGGCAGAGCCACTAAGAGGGAGATAAAAAAGCATTTGATCGAACTCGGGTTCGTACTCCTTCATCACATCCATGAGCTGATAGTTCATGAATTCTTTAACTCTGTTTGATTGCTCTTCTCGAGCTCTATCTGCAAGTCCAACTATCTGTGTATGCACCGGACCAGTTGCAGGTAATAATTCTTTATAAGCTTGCGCTTGAAATTGTGTTACAGCTTCAGCTAACACTGGGTGTGTTGCACCTGAAGCTCCTTGAAACGGTTGTGTAGGGTTTTCATATTTAAATCCTAATAAGTCTAAACCTTTTGTGTAACTATCTTCCCATGATTTTCTAGAAGATTTATATTGCATGTAATTTGCTGCAAGTTCAGAACCTAATTTACCCAAAACTTCTTCTGGTAATAGTTCTGCTAAGTTATCAAAGTGTGATTCTGTTCCAGGTTGATTAACTGCTTCTGGATCAAAACTAATTGTTGCACCACCGTCTTCTTCTTGTGTTACTGTAATATCATCTGGACCAACTTGTTCTTCAACCGTCTCTTGCGTAGCTTCAACGATTTCGTCTTCTCCAGGTACTTTAATTTCAGTCTTTACGTTTGGTAGCGCTTTGTCTATATCTGCCATTTATATTCTCCGAGTTCTCTATTGTTTTAACCTGTTTTGTAGGAACATTCAACCCTTGTGGATTAGGTCCTCTCAAAGGTGGTATTTCCTTCCATTTAACGTGTTGCATATTTGCAACAAGAGTTTTATTTTTCATTATTTAAAAAAATCTCCGTCTTCTCTATCTCTACCAGTAAATAATTTGTATCCTTGATATCCAAGTGTACCAAGTGTTGCTAATCCAGCACCAATAGACAATGCAGGCAATGCTGCTGTTCCCGCTAAACCTAGTGATGCAATACCAAGTAATCCTCTTGATGCTCCAGCTTTAGCAAAAGCTTTTACTGCAGGATTCATAAATGCTGCTCCTAAATAATTTAATGGGTTAGTTGCAGCTTCTTCTAAATCTTTACCAGCTCTAATATCTTGTGCAACATAACCAACAGTTGCTGGCAATGCTACAATCGGTGCACCAAGTGCCCATAATCCTTTTCCAAGAACACCTTTACCTAATCCTAATGCTGCTCTTGTTCTACCTACACCCTCTGGTAATGGTCCAGTTTCTCCAACACCTCTTGCTGTTTGAAAAACTTTTTTAGCAATAGGTGCAGTAAGTCCTGCTGCAGCTGCAGCCTCTAACTTAAATTGATTG